AATGACTTAAACTCTCTAAAAGAATTGCAAGGTCATTATATGAATGAAGTAAACATCGTTGACAAACCAATGGTTATGAACTATGACGGTTTAAATATTGGATTACTTCCGTGGATTGCAGAAGATAATGAAGAAGAGTCATTAGAATTTATTAATAATTGCAATGCATCTATAATTGGTGCTCACTTAGAACTACAAGGATTTGAAATGTCTAAAGGTATGCCTTGCGTGGACGGAATGAGTAGACAACCCTTTGAAAAATTTGAAATGGTGTTAACGGGACATTTTCATTCAAAGTCTAATCAAGGTAATATACATTATCTCGGAGCTCAAATGGAGTTCTTTTGGAATGATTGTGATGACCCTAAGTATTTTCATATTCTTGATACTGAAACAAGAGAACTAACTCCCGTTCAAAATCCATATAGAATTTACGAGAAAATATATTATGACCATGAAAAAATAAATGACTTTCAAGATTTAAGATATCTTGACGAAAAGTTTGTAAAAGTTATTGTGACCAATAAAGGTGATACATATAAGTTCGAAAGATTTATAGATAGAATACAATCACAAAAAATACACGAACTAAAAATTGCAGAAGACTTTTCAGAGTTTATTGGAACAAATGTTAATGACGGAAAAATAGACCTTGACAATACCGAAACAATAGTGTATAATTACATCGACTCCGTTGTCACAGATTTAGACAAGGAAAGAATTAAAAAAGAAATTTCTACTCTTATGGTGGAAGCGGAGAATATAGAAATTGAATGAGAAATCAAAATGGTAAAAAAAATCCAGTTAAAAAAAATATGGACAAGTTTCATAGACCGTCTACGCACCAAGACAAAACAAAATACAACAGAAAAAAGCAGAAACTTAATTCTAGAAATGAAAGTGAGAACTATAAATAATATTCCATTTCATGAACCAATACCCGAAAAAATAAAAAAAGAATATAATTTATGATACAATTTGAAACTCTTAAGTACAAGAACTTTCTTAGTACTGGGAATAACTTTACGGAAGTAGACTTTCAAGATACCCCTACCACATTAGTAGTGGGTGCAAACGGTAGTGGTAAGTCAACTATGTTAGATGCATTATCATTTGCATTATTTGGTAAACCGCATCGTAAGATATCAAAAAACCAATTGATAAATTCTATCAATCAAAAGGGTACAGTAGTTGAAGTAGAATTTAGTATCGGTAGTAAGAAATTTAAAATTGTTAGAAGTATTAAACCAAACGCATTTGAAGTTTGGTTAGACGGAAACATGTTAAATAAAAATTCTCATGTAAAAGATTACCAAGCATTACTTGAGAAAAATATTTTAAAACTGAACCATAAATCTTTTCATCAGATTGTGGTTCTCGGGTCTTCGAGTTTCGTACCCTTCATGCAACTTACCTCTCAACAGAGAAGGGGCGTTATAGAAGACCTCTTGGATATAAACATGTTCTCTCTTATGAATATGATATTAAAAGAAAAGGTTAGCAAATTAAAAGACGAGATTACGCAAAATAGTAATGACATCAATCTTGTCAATTCAAAAATAAATGCACAAAAGAAATATCTAAGAGATATTGCATCGGTCAACGAACAGTTTCGTAAAGAAAAACAAGAAATGATATCTAAAACCCAAGAAGACATAAGAACACTGAATGATAAAAATATAGCTCTAAGTAAAAATGTAGAGAAGTCATTGCAACCCGCAATAGATATGCAAAGTTCTGTAATAAAAGTAAAAGAAAAGTTTGAAGAAACTATTGCAAATATAAATGCACAATTTAAAGTTGTTAAAAAAGAACATAAATTTTTTTCCGAGAATGATGAATGTCCTACTTGTAGTCAAGAAATAGACTTAAAATTAAAACAAGAAAAAATAAAAACAACCAAAGAAAGATTAGATAAATTAAAAATTGGTTTAGATAAATCAGGTACAGAAAGAGAAAACTATAATAAATCAATACAACTATTTCAAGATACAATTGACGATTGTGCAAGATATAATTCAGAGATATCTGGTAATAATAAAACCATCGATAAATTAAATAAAGTAGTTGACTCACTTCAAAGTGAGATAGAGTCTCAGATAGAGTCAAGTGGTGACTTGTCAGATGCAAACGCAGAATTAGAAGAAATGCGTAAAGACAAAGAGAAACTCCAAGACGAAAAATATAAATTAAATGAACAGTTTTCTTATAACCAAGTAAGTGGTGAGTTGTTAAGAGACTCGGGTATTAAATCTAAAATTATTAAACAATACTTACCCGTCATAAATAATTTGACCAATCAGTATTTACAAATATTAGATTTTTATGTTCACTTTGATTTAGATGAAAGTTTTATTGAGACTATTCGTTCTAGACATCGTGACGCATTTACTTATGACTCATTCTCAGAAGGAGAAAAACAAAGAATTGATTTATCATTATTATTCACTTGGAGACAAATCGCCAAAATGAAAAATAGTGTTGCAACCAATCTTCTAATTCTAGACGAAACATTTGACTCGTCTTTAGATATGGAAGGGGTTGACAATTTGATGAAGATACTGTATACTTTGCAAGAAGATACAAATGTCTTTGTCATTTCCCACAAGGGAGAACTCGAAGACGCCTCATTCTCTAGAAAGATTGAGTTTGTAAAAGAGAAAAACTTTAGTAAAATTAAGTAGGAGTATATAATGGAACTAAGTGACCAAACGGTAGGTGTATTAAGAAACTATGCATCTATCAACCCGAATATAGTAGTTGAGTCGGGTAATAAATTAAAGACTATTTCTGTTGCAAGAAATGTTCTTTCCTCGTCTACTATCACAGAAACCTTTCCGAAAGAGTTTGGTATCTATGATTTAGGTGAATTTCTAAATGTGATATCTTTAGTAGATAAACCACATTTGACTTTCGAAGATGACTATGTGACTGTTGGAGACTCAACTGGTCGTTCCGCAGTTAAGTATTATTATTCTGACCCAGACATGTTAACTTCGTCTGGTAAAGATGTACAGATGCCAGAAGCAGAAGTTAATTTTTCACTAGATAGTGATACTCTAAATAAAATTAGAAGAGCTGCAAGTGCATTAGGACATTCAGAATTATCTATCGCAAATACTCAAGGTGCGGTTAGACTTTCGATTGTCGATAGTGCAAATGCAACTTCAAATGTGTTTAGTATAGATGTTGAAGGAAGTTATCCAGATGGTGCGGAATTCAATTTTATTATGAATGTTAACAACTTAAAAATAGTTGATGAAGATTTTCATGTTATGATATCAAGTAAACTTATATCACACTTTACAAGTAAACAAAGTGATATAGAATACTTTATTGCATTAGAGAAAGCATCAACTTATAAAGGAGTGTAAAATGGCAAAACCAGTACCAGAACAAAAAGACCACTCACAAATCTATGATATTTCAAATAGAGTTGCAAGGTCTACAGTTGCAGTAATTGATACTGTAGTTCAAAGGGGTGGATTTAAAGGAGAAGAGTTGACAACTATTGGTCAGTTAAGAGACCAAGCAACTCAGATTATTCAGATGTGCGAAACTTTCCAATCTGAACAATCAAAGGTTGACAATAAGAGTTAAACCTGATATACTTCCTTTTAATTTTTGACAGAGGCATTTACGCCTCTGTCACCTTGAACTTTATATATTATGACACAAGATTTATTCTTATGGGTCGAGAAGTATAGACCCAAAACTGTCGAACAGACAATACTTCAAAAAGAACTAAAACAAACATTTCAAAAGATTGTAGACTCGGGTGAGATACCGAATATGTTATTCACGGGGACTGCGGGACTCGGAAAGACTACAGTTGCAAAAGCAATATGTGAACAACTTGAACTTGACTACATTGTAATCAATGGTAGTGAAGAAGGTAATATCGATACTCTTCGTGGTAAGATAAAACAGTTTGCATCTACAATATCTTTGCAAGGTGGATACAAAGTTGTTATCCTAGATGAAGCAGATTATCTAAATCCACAATCAACTCAACCCGCACTGCGTGGGTTCATAGAAGAGTTTAGTCAAAACTGTAGATTTATTCTGACTTGTAATTTTAAGAACCGTATAATCGAACCACTGCATTCTCGTTGTGGTGTCTATGAGTTTAATACTACTAAGAAGACACTTGCACAACTATGTGGTCAGTTTATGAAAAGACTGCAGACTATTCTAAAAGACGAAGGCGTAGAATATAAAGAAGAAGTGATTGCAGAAGTAATTAGTAAGTATGCACCTGATTGGAGAAGATGTCTAAACGAATGTCAAAGGAATGCAATTGGTGGTACAATCAATATGGACATTCTAGTAAACAAAGAAGACTCGTTTGATGATTTATATTCCGCACTGAAACAAAAGAACTTTAAACAAATGAGAACATGGGTAGTGAACAATATTGATGTAGACCCAGTTGCAATTATCCGTGGTGTATATGATACTATGTATGAAAAGGTAGAACCTGAAAGTATCCCGCAACTAGTTCTAATACTTGCAGACTATCAGTACAAAAATAGTTTTGTTGCAGACCACGAACTAAATATGGTTGCATGTCTAACAGAGATTATGGCGAATGTTAAGTTTAAGTAAATTTGAAATAACACACAAAGACTTGATTATAGAACATATTCAAGAAAACGCCCATCGTGACAAAACTAGAACAGGCATAGATATTACTAGGTTGCTTGGTGGTAAAATATGGCAACCAATGTATGAGTGGAATAAATCTAATAAAGACATACCGCTTTCTTGGACTATAATGACAAACGAAATTGAAGCACATGCTAAGATGAAAATTTCAGAAATGTGGAGTATTGAATACACAAACGGTGAAGGTTGTAAGTTTCATCACCATGATGTAAACAATGTTAAGATGAGTGCAATATACTATTTAAAAGTTGGTGATGAATCGGGTAATTTAATTTTCCCAGATGAAGGTATTACAATAGAACCTAAAGAAAATTTATTTGTAATGTTTGATTCTAATTTAGTACATGGTGTTGAACCTTCACTAGATGGTAGAATATGTATAGCGATGAACTTTTAAAAAATAATGAACCCATTTGAATTTTTAAACGCAATTAATTATACCAAGAAAGATTTAATGGTAGACCCAGAGAATGAGAAACATTATAACTCATTTGTAATCAATAGGTCATTGTCTTATTTTCCTGACACAGTTGCGATTGCAAATGAAATGAATAAGTATCATCATCTAGATAGTCGTTTACAATTTTCATTTCTTATAAATATTATTAGGAAGAGAAAAAGGTTTAGTAAATGGATTAAACCAGAAATAGAAAATGATGTTGAAGTGGTAAAAAGATATTATGGATATAGCAACGAAAAAGCAAGACAAATACTCCCACTACTTACACCACAGCAGATACAAATCATTAGGAACAAGGTGAATAAAGGTGGAAGAAAATAATATAATGAGTTGGACTCCCGCAAATATGTTGGAAATAACTCTTGCAGAACCAGACGACTTTTTAAAAGTGAGAGAGACATTAACCAGAATAGGCGTTGCGTCTCGTAAAGAAAACAAGTTATTTCAATCATGTCATATACTTCATAAACAAGGAAGATACTTCATAGTACATTTTAAAGAATTGTTTATGTTAGACGGAAAGAAATCTAATCTAGAACAATCAGATATAGAAAGAAGAAATACAATCGCAACACTATTAAGTGATTGGGGATTAGTTGAGATACAAAATACAGAACAAGCAAAAGAATGTAGTTCTTTAAAACAAATAAAAATAATACCATTCAAAGAAAAAAATGATTGGGAATTGTGTCCAAAATATAATATAGGAAATAAATAATGCCTACAAAGTTTAAACCAAGTGAAGTAATAGTTGACAGAGCAACTAAAAAAAGAAGTATAAAACACTATTACATTAAAAATGTATCTCAAGATGAATTATTTAAAATGTTGAATACAGACAACACAAAACCAAAATTAAAACAAAAAATTAGAAACGAATTATTTAGACGGGGAGTTAGAATAGTAAAAAGTAGTAAACAAGCTGGTGTTTGTTGAATTTTTAAAATTCGTCCCCATATATATAATAATAGAGAATGCTCGGGTGAGGTTCTCATTTAACTTGCTAATATAGGAGTAGATATGACTACAATAGAAGCGTTTGGACAATACCGTCCATTTACAATAGGTTTCGATAGTATTTTTGATAAACTATCCGAAGCCGCAGTACCACACAGTGGTAATACTATTAACATACCATACAATATCGTCAAGAGAGGCGATAATCAATGGTTTATCGAAATGGCAGTCGCCGGTTTCAATAAAAAAGATGTTGATATTGAACTTAAAGAAAACAATTTAACAATCACTTGTTCTAAAAATAAGAACGAGAATGATATTAAAAATGAAACTGACGAGTTCGTACATAAAGGTATAGCAGAAAGAAACTTTTACAAAACTTTTGCACTTGCAGAACATGTAGAAGTAAGAGGTGCTGAAATAGTTGATGGTATTCTATCAATTGAATTGTTTAGAAACATTCCAGAAGAGAAGAAACCTAAAACTATTAAAATCAAATAACTTTTATTTGTGGTCAAGGGGTAGAAATATCCCTTGACTTTTATTGATGAATAATATATAATATGCAACAATGGATTTTTATACAAATGTTTCCCGTTTTGGAAACAACTTACTTTACATAGGATACAAAGGGGGACAGAGAATTCAAAAGAGAATTCCGTTCAAACCTACTTTGTATGTTTCTACACCAGAACCTAAGTCTGGTTGGAGAACTTTATTTGATGAACCCGTTGACCCAATCGAGTTCGACTCCATGCGTGATGCAAAAGATTTTGAAAAAAGATATCAAGGAGTAGATACTTTTAATATATATGGAATGAATGATTTTGTTGCACAATTTATTGCACAAAAATATCCCGAAGAAATAAAATTTAATCGTGATGATGTTTCGGTCACAAGTTTTGATATTGAAGTGCAATCCGATGAAGGGTTTCCCGAACCAGAATATGCAAACTATCCTATTACTGCAATTACTACAAAAAATAATAAAGAAAATGTTTATCGCACTTGGGGTTGTGGAGATTATAATCCCGCAGAAAATGTTCTTTATACTAAATGTCAAAACGAAGCTGCACTTCTGCATAAGTTTTTAGATTATTGGAAACAAAATTATCCTGACATTGTCACGGGTTGGAATAGTATTAGTTTTGATATGGTTTATGTAATTAATCGTTTGCGTAAAATATATGGAGAAGATAAAGTAAAAGAACTTTCACCATGGGGACATGTCAATGAAGACAAAGGAACTGACTACTATGGTAAAGAAGCAATAACTTATGAAATACTTGGAGTCACACAATTAGACTATAAAGAAATATTTAGAAAATTTACTTACAATACTCTTGGTGAACAAGAGTCGTATACTTTAAATAATATTGCACATGTGGTTCTTGGAGAAGGTAAGATATCATATGAAGAACAAGATAGTTTGTTTGCATTATATAAAAATGACTTTCAAAAGTTTATTGAATATAATATAAAAGATGTAGAATTGATTGATAGATTTGAAGAGTCACTTGGATTAATTACATTAACGCTTACCATGGCATATCGAGGTGGGGTTAACTATCGTGATGCACTCGGGACAACAAAGATATGGGATAATATAATTTATCGTATGTTAAATAAAAACAAAGTCGTTTGTCCACCAAAAGAAGAAAAGTCTAAATCTAGTTTTGTCGGTGGTTATGTAAAAGAACCACAAGTAGGAAGTCACGAGTGGGTAGTATCTTTTGATTTGAATTCACTGTACCCAAATATTATTGTCCAAAACAATATGTCCCCCGAAACTGTAGTTGATGGTCTAGTTAATACATCACTAGAACATATGCTTAGAAAACAAACAGAAATTGATACTGCGTATGCAACCGCACCTAATGGTGCAAGATTTAAAAAGAATAGACAAGGAGTTATTCCGTTTGTCATTCAAAACTATTACGAAGAAAGAGTTGACATTAAAAAAGAAATGTTAGAATTAAAACAAGAGTATGAGTCTACACCAACTAAGTCTTTATCAAATAGAATATCACATTTAGATAATCAACAGATGTCCATCAAGATTTTAATGAACTCGTTGTATGGTGCATTGGGTAATCGTTGGTTTAGATACTTTGACCAAAGAGTTGCAGAGTCCGTCACACTTGGTGGTCAACTATCTATTTTATGGGCAGAACGAACTGTCAATAAAGAAATGAACAAACTTTTAGAAACAGATGATAAAGATTATGTAATTGCAATTGATACTGACTCTCTCTATATTAATATGGGAGAGCTCGTCCAGAAATTTAATCCTAAAAATCCAGTTAAGTTTTTGGACGAGATTAGTAAAACACACTTTGAAAAAGTATTAACCGAATCCTATCAAGAACTTGCAGAGTATTCGGGTGCAATGACCAATCGTATGGAAATGGGTAGAGAAGTTATTGCAGACAAAGGTATCTGGGTTGCAAAGAAAAGATATATTCTAAATGTACATAACTCAGAAGGAGTTCAATATAAAGAACCTAAATTAAAAATTATGGGTATTGAAGCAATCAAGTCTTCGACTCCAGAGTTAGTTCGTGATAACATGAAAAAACTATTTAAGATTATTGTTGCACAAACACAAGATGATGCACAACACTTTGTAAGTGTATTTAAAAATGTATTCAAAGACTCTCCCGCAGAAGACATTTCTTTTCCGAGGGGAGTTCGACATGTAAAAAAATATGCAGATAGAAATACTATTTATGGTAAAGGAACACCAATTCATTCTAGGGGTTGTTTATTGTATAACCATTATCTTAGACAAAATAATCTAACAATTAAATACGAAGAAATAAACAATGGAGAAAAAATTAAATATACTTATTTGAAAACTCCTAACCCAATAAATGAAAATGTTATTTCCTTTAAAAATGTTTTACCAAAGGAATTAAATTTGAATAAATACATAGACTATGAAAAAATGTTTGAGAAAACTTTTCTTGAACCACTCGAACCAATATTTGACGCCGTTGGTTGGAGTGCAGAACCGAGAGCGTCATTAGAGGATTTTTTTAGTTAGAGGTTAAGGATGGCCGAATTTCTATTATATACAATATTATTTTTATGCATAATCGCAATGATAGGTGAAAACTCAAACCCAAGAGGTATGAATATCTTTTGGTATAAAGTTAGTGTAAAGGCAAAAGAATATTGGAAAGCACTTAGAGAATACGACTCAGGAAACAATGACGGAAACGGAAAATTTTAAATGGCATCAGTACACGAAATGATTTATATGAAGATGACTAACGGAGAGTACATCTATGGCACTAATTTAGATATTGGTAAGTATAGTGTTAAACACAACTGCGAATGTGAACATGAGTTTGACCATGTACCACCATGTAAGTTAGAAGGTCAAGGTGGATATTCAGAAGGTTCAAAGGCATTTAAATATGTCGGTACAGACCACGACCCTATGTCTGCTTCTCATGGAGTTGCTGAACAAAAAGAAGGAGTTGATGCTCGTGGTGAAAAATACTTATATAAAACTAATGGTTGGGATTACAAAACGGGTGAACTAAT